CCCCCCCCCCCCCACCCCGCCCCCGCCCCCCCCCCCCCCCCCCCCGGGGGGGGGGAGGGAGGGTACGGCTACTCGGCGCCGTCGGCCGCCTCCGGCGCTTCCACCCAGCCCCCACCGGCCATCCCGCCTCGCCAGTGGTACCAGAACAGTTCGGCGATGCCCTCAAGGGGGGCGCAGTCGATGCAGTACGGCGTGGGCGCTCCTGCACCTGCGGCCGCCTCGGGGGCGTACCCGCGGCCGGCACCGTCGGGGCAGGTGCCGATGTTCCCCTATTCGGGTCAGCATCCGACGGCGTATCAGCCCGGTTATTCCCAGGCCGTCGCCGGTCCGACGGCTGCGCCATCGGCGGGAGCGATGGCAGGACCGATGGCAACCGGCGCCCGGGGGGCGCAGATCAGCCAGGGCAACGCTCCCAGACGTCCGGGGGAGCTGCCTCAGTGGGCGCAGGAGCCGGTGCGTCACCCGATAGCGATGCTTGCCCTGTGGTTCATGCTGTCCGCGGCCGGGATCTTCAGACCGGTTTGGATGGCGATCATCGCGGCGATTCTGACGGTGGTGGCCGGCGCTGTGGGTCGGGCCCAGGACGCTCGGCGTTGGAACCGGCTTCAGCGGGGCGGTACCTCGCCGTCGGACGACTCCCGCATGTGGGCCATGACCCCGTGGTACCTGGTGCGTTCGGCGATCTCTGTTGGCTTCGCTTTTCTTCTGGCCTCAGGGACTGCGTTCCTCTTCCTCATGGCTATTTTCTCATCGGATCTGGGGCAGGAAAAATCCGAGACTTTTGGATCGATCCCGCTACCTGTTCGTTTCTACACCATCTTCCTCTTGGGGGTCGCCCTGGACCTTCTCATCCTGTGGCTGGCGCCATGGGGTGCGGCGACGCGACGCGGTGGCGCACATATCCTCAATTCCGTCGCCCCCAGTGACAATGCCCGAAGGAACCTGGTCATGGCCATGTTGGGTATTGGGGCCGTGATATTGATTCTGTCCTTTGCTGGGCTGATGCCGATTCCAAGGATGAGCCCTTACGGGACCTGAGATGCCGCCTCGGCGGCGGGCGCCGTGGTTGCTCGGCGACTTCCACCTCCGGGGCCCGGTGCGCTGGGCTCAATGCTGGCCCCGTGCGGGTGCGGGCCTGGTCAGCGGAAGAAGGGGAAGCCTCCGAAGCGGAGGGTCTTGCCGCGGTAGGCCCGGATCGCCTGGACGGAGCACACCAGCACATGGACCCCGACCATGACCAGTGCCATGATGATCGGGGTGCCCCACGGGATGAAAGGCAGCGATTCATAGAAATCGTCCGCGATGGTGAACACGGCGATCTGGATCGCCACCAGAGCCAGCTCCACCAGCAGCAGCGTCAGTCCCCAGCTCGCCGCCAGACGGCGATTCGTCCGGGCCGGTTCACGCAGGTCCTTCTTGTTCCACAGGCCGACCACCATCATCGCCACCATGGCGAGCAGCACATCGAGGATCGGCAGGGGCGCCAGCAGCCCGAACAGCCCCGCACACCAGGCCTCAGCACCCGAGGGAGCAGACACCTTCACTGGCGCCGGAGCCATCATCGGTTCAGGCACCACCCCGGGGGCCGGCGCACCCGGATCCCCAGGCACAGGGAAGGCACCGTAGCCCGTCACTGGGCCCGGCACGGACCGCCTCGCCGGGTCGACCTCCGGCGCCGACTCCTGCACCGTGTAGTAACCACCCCAGGACGCTACGACCTCTGGATCCCGCGTCTCACTCACGCCATTCCCCCGCTCACTCAATATCAGAGCGGCCGACCCTACCCGAATCAGGCTCACCAGCGCCATTGCCCTCAGTCAGCCGGCCACGCAGCAACACCTCACACTTCGAGACCACCGGATTTCCCCGGCCCCTCTGAGTACTTGACGTCAACTCACTCTCCCGCACTCTTACTGCGGCACGTCTTAATGCAGCCGCGAACCTTTTGCCCCTGCTGCATCCCTCCGAGCCAGTTCTTCTGCCTTCAGATCCCGATCTTCATCCAGTCGGGGATCGCACCGGGGTCACGGGGGAAGACCTCCAGCTCTTTGGCGCAGTCCTCTGCCGTGTAGGGCGGGTCGAGGACCGGCTCGCGGTCGTAGTCGAAGTCGGAGATGAGCTTGTAACCCTCGCTGCTCTTCATGGACAGCGCCGCCCAGGTCCAGGTTCCACCACGGGGGTGGGCCATGAGCGCCCGTAGGCGCACGGCCTCACGGACCAGCTCGACGGGCATCTCGTTCTCGGCCCACTGGGCACGACGCAGAATGCCACGGGGCCTGAGCACGCGACTCGTCACGGCGGCGCGCGTCCCCACCCCCTCGACCTCCACCACGACCTCCTGGGCACCCACGGACTGCATCCAGTTCCCCCAGTCGGTCGACATGTTCTGGAGCAGAACCATCTGCTCCTCCATCTGGCCATCCATGGGCCCATCCATCATGGTCACAATCCCCTCCACCCGGTCACTCTCGGACCGCTCGGTCTGATTTCCCCCGATTCTGCCCGCCCCGGCTGCACGCAGCGAAACCAACGACGACCGATGCGTCACAATCCGCCACCGGCAAACACCAGGCGTGGTTTCCTCCAGGATCGTCGGGCAGAATGTCGTCACAACAGCCATCACTCGTTGACCATTCGTCTTCCTGGTCGTCCGCTCGTCACCGCACCACAAGGAGCACCGCGTGTCCAGTAACCAGCCCCGCCAGACCAAGGCCCAGCGCCGTGAGGCCGCGCGCCTCAAGGCCAAGGAGCTGCGCGAGGCCTCAGCCCGCCGCGAGCGCCGCAACATGATCGCCCGCCGCAGCTTCATCGGGGTCGCGGGCCTGGGAGTGACCGGCGGACTCGGCTACCTCGTCTACCGCGGCGTCGAGGCCAAGAACGGCACCAAGGACAACAAGTCGTCGTCGAAGTTCCCCGCACCGAGCGAGGGCCTGGCCACCGCGAAGGCGAACCAGAGTGGTATCCCCAAGCAGGTCCTCTCTGATGCCTCCTGGACCTACGGTGAGGGCCCCGCCCTCGACACCGTCGCCGCCTCGGCCCCCGTCCTGGACATCTACTTCGACTACTCCTGCTCTCACTGCGCCCAGTTCGAGGGCCTCCACACCCAGGAGATCAACCAGCTCCTGAGCGAGAAGAAGATCACCCTGGCCCTCCACCCCTGCAAGCTCCTCGAGCAGGAGTGGACCAGCGTCGTCATGAACGCGATGGGTGTGGTGCTCGATGAGGCCCCGGCCCAGTCCCTGAGCTTCCACAACGCAGCCTTTGAGATCTTCTCTCAGGCCATTCAGACCAAGAACCAGAGCAACATGACGGTGGAGGGCCTGGTGGCCGCCGCCACCAAGGTGAACGTCCCCAAGGACGTCTCCGGCAAGTTCAAGGCGGCTGTCGACGCCGACAAGTACGGCAAGTGGGTCAAGCTCGGCGATGAGGCTTTCAAGGCCCGGGAGCTGGAAGGCACCCCCACCGTCTTCTTCAAGGGCGAGAAGGTCGACCTGAACAAGCTTCAGACTCCGACCTCCCTGACCGAGCTCGTCACCGCCGCCACCCCGACGGCGCAGCCCAGCCAGCAGGCCTCTCAGCAGCCCAGCCCGCAGCCGACTCAGCAGGGCTGACCGGGGCCCGTCGCGCCGGCCCGGGGGCAGCGGGCCCTGCACAGGCTCCTCCCGGCACCCGCCGGCCCAGGCGGCGAGGGGCGCAGCGCCGCCTCCCACGGTTTCCCGCCGTGGGGCGGTCTGTGTCAGACTGTCCCACGCACCTGCGGCCGCCTGGCCGGCCGCGCGCCGCTTTAGCTCAGTTGGTAGAGCAGCTGTCTTGTAAACAGCAGGTCGTCGGTTCGAGTCCGACAAGCGGCTCCATGAATCCGCGGAATCGCGCGGAAAACCACTCCCCCACGGTACGCTGTCATGCGACAGCCTAGGCAACACATTGCTATCCAAACTGCTATCCGCTGCTATCCGAGGAGGAGCCATGGCATACGGGGAAGGGTCCGTCTACCAGCGCAAGGACGGGAAGTGGGTTGCCGCCCTCCCCGTCGGCTACACCCGCAGCGGCGGACTCAAACGCGCCACCCGGATCCGCAAGACCGAGGCTGAGGCCAAGCGCGCCCTACGCCAGCTGCGGCGCGACCACGCCGCAGGGCAGGCCCAAGGAGCGAGCCCAAGGACCACCCTCAAGACGTGGTGCGACCAGTGGAAGGCCGCCGCCGCCCAACGCCTCCGCCCCAAGGCATACCTCAGCGCCAAAGACCAGATCGACCACTGGATAGTCCCCACCCTCGGGCACAAACGCCTCACCGACCTCACCCCCGCCGACATGCGCACCCTCGACCGCGCCCACGAGGCCGCCGGCAACTCCACCTCCACGGCGCGACGCACACGCGCCGTCCTCTCCAAGGTCCTCACCGACGCGCGCAGCGAGGGCCACCAGGTCCCCACCAACGTCCTCGACGTCCCCCTCCCCAGGAAGGCCCCCAACCCGAGGGGAGCCATCCCCGTCAACGACGCCGCCGCTCTCCTCCATGCCGCCACCGAACCTGACGCCTGGCCACACCTCCCATCCGACGCCAGTGCCCAGCAGCGCAAGTCCCGCCGCCTCGCCAGCGAGCAAGACGCCAGCCGGTGGGTCGCCGCCCTCCTCCAAGGCGCACGCCAAGCCGAATGCCTCGGCCTCACCTGGGACCGCGTCAACCTCGACGACGGTACCCTCACCATCGACCGCCAGCTGCAGTACATCCCCACCCGCGCCATGGAAGGCGACCGTCCCCCGTCGTGGTATGCGGCCGAGCACCTGACTGGCCGGTACTGGCTCGTGCCCACCAAGACTCAGGCCGGGAAGCGAGTGCTGCCGATGACGCCGTGGATGGCTGCAGCCCTGAGCACCTGGCGCGACCAGTGCCCGCCCTCCCCCTACGGGCTCGTGTGGCCGCGCTCGGGGGGTGGCCCGTGGTCGGGGGGTGACGACAGGCTGGCCTGGAGGGGGCTCCAGGATGCGGCTGGCGTCCACAAGGGCGGAGCCGGCACCGAGGGTGACCCGTGGGCCTACTGGACGGTCCATGAGGCCCGGCACTCGACGGCGACGCTCCTCATGGCCGCTGGCGTCCCGGCCACCGTCGTCATCTCAATCATGGGCCACTCAGCCATCACCGTCACCCAGAACTACCAGCACGCCGATCTGGAGATGGCTCGGCAGGCGCTCGAATCGGTCGCCCCGAGACTGGGCCTCAGCGCGTAGAGACGACGAAAGGCGCCCCTCCCACCCGAAGGTGAGAGGGGCGCCTTCCTGTCAGTCGTCGGCGAGGTCCCCGATGGGGGTCTCCCCCGGGCCGCGCGGCAGGTCACCCAGGGGCGCACCCCGGTCCAGGGCGATAGCGCGCGTCCTACGCGCCACGCACTCCCACTGGGCGGCCTCCCTGCGCGCCACCTGCAGGTCCGACTCCCGGCCCCGCCGGGCGTTCCACATGGCCCGGATCGCGGCCCCGACCTGGGTCACCAGGATGGATCCGAGGCCGCTGGTGATGATCGCGCCGATCAGCTCGGCTTTCTGCATCCGGGGTCCTCCCTCTCGATGGCGCGGGCGGCGGCGTCGGCCTCGCGGGCCTTCGCTACGGTCACGCCGATCTCGGCCTGCCGGAGCGCGGTGTTCGGCTCGCAGCCGGGCTCCCAGGTGTGGCCCCAGACGCGGGCCATCCGCTGACCGATCATGAGGAGGAGGGCGAGGATGACGAACAGCGGCCAGCCGGGCCAGTTGTCGGATGTGAGGGCGCGTGCGGCGTCCTCGACGGCGACCACGACCAGCCCGAGGGCGACCAGGGCCGCCGACGGGCCTTCCACGCCCCACCAGCCCCGCCACGCCGACGGTGCGCCGATAGCGCACCCGGAGATGGTGGTGAGGCAGGCGACGGTGACGTCCCACGGCTGGATCCGGGGCGCCCCCAGGATGAGGGCGACAGCCACGGCCAGGAGCACATAGGTCGCCGCCATCATCGCTGAGATCGCCCTGGGCTCGTGGAGCGTCGACCACAGTCGGCGGCCCAGGCCCATCAGGCGGCCTCGTGACGCGGCTGGTAGTGCTCCCGTGTCTCGCCACCGGGGGTGACGATACCGGCCCAGGAGAGGACGCTCACGCCGCCGATCTTGACGTGTGAGAGGACCTGATAGGCAGCCCACGCGAAGCCCAAGAACTTGCCGACCTGGGCGGCCAGGACGTCAGCCTGGAGCGGGTAGGCTGACAGTGCCCAGGCGCCCACGGTCAGGACGACGGCGGCCCCCACGACAAGGGCGACGCGACGCCCGCGCGTCCAGTAGGGGCGGTCCAGGGCCGCCTGCACCAGGGGCCACAGAACCCCCAGGACGACGGTGGTAACGAACGGGTCAGAGAAGAGTGCCTTCACGGCGGTTCCTTTCAGTTGGCGGTCACCAGAGGCGGCCGGAGTTGGAGCGAGAGTTGTTGAGGGCGCGCTGGAGCGCCCCGATCGTTGCCGGGCCGGCCTCCCCGTCCACCCAGTCCTCGTAGCCCCACCCCGCGGGCAGGTACTCCTTGTGCCAGGCGATGATCAGGTACTGGAGCGTCCTCCACGTGTCCGGTCCAAGGACGCCGTCCTCGTCCAGGCGCGGGGCGTCGTTCAGCGCCTCCTGCGTGTCAGTCGGGACCGCCGAGTTCAGGAACCGCTGGAGCCGCTCGACGGCGGGGGAGCCGTCCTCGTCCAGGACGCCATCGATGGTCGTGCCCATCACCTGCTGGAGGCGGCCGATGGTCGCCATCCCGAAGTTGCCGTTGCAGACCAGCTCCGCCTGACCGTCGCTCTTGTTCTTCTTGCCGGTGTAGGGGCTGACCGACGGGGTGGCCGCGGCGGGAGCGGAGGCGACCTGTCCGCCGCCGATCATCCGGTCCCAGGCGGCCCGGTCACGCAGGCGATCCAGGTCGAGGTGGCTGCTGTAGCCGGGCAAGTAGCCGTCCTCGGTGTACTGGTGGATGAGGACGTTGCCTCCCCAGTAGGGGACGGTCGGCGTGGCCGGGTCGCTGTACGCCTGCCCGTAGGAGGCGTAGTTGGGGCCTCCGGCGTACCAAAGCGGGAACCGGCCGGCGACGGCGGTCCAGTCGCCGCTCTCCATGCCCTGCCCGTTCAGGTAGATGCCCGGCGTGGAGCCGGTCTCGGCTGCCATCTGGTTCAGGATCACGAGGGCGTCCGAGGGGGCTAGGTTGAGGGCGTCAGCCTCCCAGTCCAGCCAGAAAGTGGCGCGCCCCGCATACGCCTTGGCGCGGTCGAGGAAGAACCGGGCCTGCTCGTTCGGGTCCTCGTCGTTGGCGAAGAGGTAGAGGCCGAGTCGCTTGCCCGCGGCCAGCGTGGCCTCCGCCTGAGCACGCCAGAACGGGTTCTCGTAGCCGCTCCCCTCCGTGACCTTGACGATGACAAAGTCTGCCCAGATGGCGGCGATGTGCAGCCCGCCCTGGTGGCTGGAGATGTCGATACCATGGGCGTGCGCCGGGGCGGCCGAGGGGGCCGCGGGGGCTGGCACTGTGGCGGTCGCCTTGCCCTTCGCGAACTCGGGCCACTGCTGGAAGAACTTCGCCTCGTTGAACCGGTGGCAGGAGGTCCACCGGCCGGCCTGCGTGTGCGGGTGCGTGCTGTAGCGGGCGGTCCGAGTCTCCTGGCCGGTCTGGTCGCCGAGGTAGCCGTCGATGCTGTTGTCTTCGGCGATCCACGCCTCTGACTCGAGCGGGTCATAGCCGTCCTCGACGATCACGATGACGTGCCCGACGCCGCCCTCATTCGCTGCGGACAGAACGATATCGCCCACCCGGAAGCCCCCGTCAGGGGTCATGGCCTCATCCGGCCAGTTGACCTCATCGAAGCCACGGGCCTCGAGCCCCTGCCGGAGGTTGCCGGTCCAGTGGTCGTTGATCTCCGGGAGTGCCTGGTGTCCCCAGGGGACCCCGTAGGTGTCGTGGAGCCCGTAGCAGACCGCTCCTGCGGCGAGGCTGGAGCAGTCGGCGTTCTGCGGCGAGCTGCAATGGCCCTCCCAGTCAGCATTCGCGAACCAGGTGCGCCGATCCGGCTGGCTGTAGCCGACGGGCTCGACGTCGCAGATTCGGCGGGCGATCCGCGCGGTGACACTACCGACGCTCACAGGACACCCCCCTGCTGGACCTCCCAGCCTGCGGCGAAGTTGATCGGGCCCGCCTTGAAAGGTGAAAGCCAGGCGCGGGCAACGTTCTTGTAGGTCTTCCCGTCAACCATGAGGAGTTCACCGGGGCCGATCATCGCGTCCCGCTGGAGGCCCTTGATGTCCTTCGCCTCGGCGGAGACAGAGCGCTCGTAGGCGTCGATCAGCTTGTCCACATCGGCCTTGCAATCGCGCAGAAGTGAGCGGCGACTAAACTCGCTCGATACTCGCTCCATTAGGGCGTCGAAATCGGTGTCTGTCATGAATCGGAGGCCGCGCTCCGAGGTGTCCATGAATCCGCCTGCCATTATGCCATGCTCCTTGGTGTTGCTGTTGCGGTGATTGAAGAGTAGGAGGAGTCTCCGGTGACGGAGAATGATCCTCCCTTGCCGTATGCGCCGGTGAATCCGGCGCGAATCTTCGGGTCCCTTCCTGCGGGGACCACGCCCATTCCGGTCACAGTGACGGTCGCGCCCGTGGCGTCGTTGGGGAAGCGGGCCCGGAATTGGCGGTCCATGAGTAGCACGGTCGCGTCAATATCGCCCGAGGCGACCCGACCCCATACCGTGAATGACACCTGGACGAGCCGGTCATAGGGGCGGACCCCGATATCGACTTGGGTTGCGCCCGAGTATTCGCGATCCTTGAGCGCGAGCGTGTTGGTGAGTTGCACCCGTGATTCAACGGCCTGGACCTCGTTGATTGGTCGCAGGACCCAGACGGCCCCGTTCTTGGTGCCGTCGGAGCGGTAGAGGATCCCGCCGACGTCGAGGTAGGCGGGGTGCGCTGCCGTCGGGGCGTGCCCGGCAGCCTCAGCCCTGCTGAGGATTTCCCGGCCTGCGGCGACGGACTGGGCGGGGAAGACGATCCCAGCGGCGTCCAGGGCTGCGGGCCAGGCGGACAGGAGGTCATCCCCAGCCTCCGGGACCGGGACACCCTTCCAATGAGTAGTCGGCATTCATTCGCCCTTTCACTTGGTGTAGTCGACGGCGATAACGCAGTCGTGGGACCAGTAGCCGTATGACGCGGACCCTTGCGTCTCGAACGTGATTCCCCGATAGGTGCCGTTCTGGAAGTTCGCCCACAGGGCCTTCGGGATAGACACCCACCGGCCTTCGCCGCGTCCCCATCCGGCCGTCTCAAGCCAGCGGCCATTCGACGCGAACTGCCCCGGCGCGGACCCCCACCCGTGGGCACCGATACTGGCGACGCCTGTCTGCCCATACCAGTGCTTCGCGTACACATATAGGGCCATTCCCGTAATCGTTGCGCCACGAAGATCAGCGGTCATATCCGGGAATCCAACAATCGAATTGTAGACGCGGCCACCATACGAGCCCTGCGGCAAATAATCGGGCCACGCCGAATCCGGGGAGCCATTCGAGTATGCCCGCCACCAATTCGACTTGTAATTCTTGTGGTAGTTCCGCTTCGGGGCTGGCTGCGCCTGCGGGACGGTCTTCCCGAGCGACACCGATTTGTTGATCTGCAAGGTCGGCTCCACGGCCGCCCCAAGGTCGCGAAGGAGCGCATACGGCCGGGGGAGACTCTTGTCCTCAACCGTCAGCGTCACGGCCGCGTCCCCATATGCGCTGGCGGCCAGGAACAGGAGCCGGTACGTGCCCGAGGCCGGCGGCGTCCACAACTGGAACACCGCCCGCCCCGTCTGAATCTGGCGTAGGTTCTCCGACACCAGCCGGTACCGGTGCTCGACCTGACTCCCGCCGTCGACCGGCGCATATCGGAGCCAGACCTCCAGCATCGCGTTGGCCTTGCTCGAGAACCAGGGGGTCACCATCTCCGCCTGATACTGCCTACCGGCCTCGACGTCGACGACAAGCTCGAACAGGGAATCGACGTGGTTGACGACGTGCCGGGTGTCGTTTCCCCACGGCCAGGCCGTCCCGTGGGCGATCACGCCCCGGGGCAGGGCGGCCAGTGTGTCCGCCAGGTCCGTTCCCTTCCAGGTGATCCGGTCAGCGACGGACAGGGACTGAGTAGTGACCTCGCCGTCGCCGGTGATGGTCGCCTTGGCGAGCCCGTCGGTGCCGGTGATGGAGAGGAAGTCGCGGCCGGCTGTGCCGAGCGTGACGACCTCGCTCGGCTGCCCGCCGACGGCCTTCACCACGTGAAGTCCCGTGGAGTCCATGATCGCGGCGTCCCCGGACGGGTCACCGGCGACGATCCGCGTAGACAGGCGGATGGTGTCGGCCAGGAGTTCCCCGGTGATCTTCGCGGAGCCCGCCTGGAGCATCTGCGTCGTCACCTTGGCGAACGTGGCGACCTTGGCCCACAGTTCGTCGCTGGCGGTGATCTTGGGGGCGGTGACCGCCCCGTCGGCCAGTTGGACCGCGCCCACCGAGCCGGGGACGATGACCTTCCCGGCCACCAGCATGTAGTCCTGCCACGCTCCCGCGGCGGCGGACCACACCTTGACGCCGGTGGCCTGCCTGTCCGCGCCGGTCACCACCCACAGGTCCCCGTCGACGGGATCCGCAGGGGCGGTAGCGGCGACAGTCACGCGACCAAGCGCACGCTTCAAGGCGTTCGCGGCCGCCTCACCCGACGTCGACGCGGCATCCTTCGCGGCCTTGACCTCCTCGGACAGGCGCTTCTGCGCCGCCTCGATCTCGGCCTTGGCTGCGTCGAGCTCGGCCTTCGTGCCGGCCGCCTCCAGGGCGATCCGGCCCGTCGTGCCCGTCGCGCGCGCCTGACCGCCCTCGGGGAGCGCAGCAGGGCTCACCACCTGGTAGACCTTGCCGTCCCCCGCCTGGAGGCAGACGCACTCAGCGCCGACCGCGGTCACGCCGCCGTCGGCCGGGGCGACCACCTCACTCACCGGCTCGTCGGCCGGGAGTTCCACGCGGACCAGGCCATCGTCCAGGACCTCCAGGACGCGCCCAGTGGCCCACGTGCCCGCCTGCGAGCCACTGCCGTAGGAGGCCAGTTGGTTCGCGGCGGCCGTAGCCGGAGACGGCTTGCGGTCGATCCACAGGTTCGGTCTCACCATGCCAACTCCTCGACGTCGACTCTCATCTGCCCACCTGGCTTGTCCACCGGCAGGCTGTAGGCGGTTACCTTGCCGACGATGACCTCACCGGCGTCGGTGTGGACGGCGATCACGTCTCCGGCCTCCAGGCGGGGGTCGGGGGCGATCTCCACGGAGCGTTTCGACGCCGCCGCAAGGGCTGTCGCCATGTTCGTGACGGCGGCCTTCTGGACGGCCGAGGCGGAGGCCGCGGCGTTGAACTCCTTGCGCTCGGTGACTTGCCCGTACACGCCGGGTTCGTAGGGCCAGGAGGCTGCCGTGGCGACGCCGGTCCACTTCACGGCCGGCTTCTTGTCGTCCGACTGCTGCGGGGAGCCGACGACGACCCACCGGTTCGGGCGGCGCTCCACCGACTTGCGGGGCGCCTCGATGAGGAGATCCCGGCCGCTGTAGCGGGCCACCAGCTCCGAGCCAGAGGACTGCGCCCACAGATGCAGGCACCCATCCGCCTTGACCGCCCAGTTCAGGCCCCGGGCCACGCACAGGTCCCGGATCGCCTCAGTCCGAGAGTGCCCCCACTGGGTCGACACGGGAACCAGAGGATTCGGCGTCCCCGGATCCAGCACCACCGGGAGGGCCCCAGCCAGACGCTGCGCCTCAGACAGCACAGTCGCCCCGCTAGGCGGAGACGACGGCCAAGCCATCGGGTCCTGCTCGAGCACCTGCAGCAGGTCCAGGCACTCGACCTTCACCTTCCCGCTGGCGTCCTCTTCCCAGGACTGGTGCTGCCACCACCCCAGGTCAACCTCTTCCCGGCCGGCCCGGGTCTCGAGGACGGCGATGACATGCGACCGCTGCCCATAGTTGTTGAGCGGGCTGGCCGGACTGGTCGGCACCCAGGACGCGGGGCACTCGTAGGTCAGTTTGCCGGGGACCACTCGGTCGCTGGACCAGTCGATCTGCACGCCCTCGCACGGGACGTCCAGGGCGACGACGGTGCGCCCCAGGTGGACGTCGATCCTGGCTCCGACGGCGACGGGGCCGGCAAGGGCCTCGGTAGACGGTCCGGGCCTCATGGCATCCCCTGCACACGGCGGGCGACCTCGATGGCGGACCACGCCTGCCACCCCGGTTCGTCGGGGTGCGCCTCACCGTAGTCCTGCCACTCACCCCACGTGGTCACCGGGACAGCCCCCAACGGGGCATCCTCGGCGCGGGGCTCGTGCGCCGTCCACTTCACCGTCAGCTCGATCAGATCATCAATGAGACGCTTCCGGGAGACGCCAGTGACGGTGACCGTCCTCGGCGGCACCCCCGCCGTCGGGGCGGCCGGGATGAGCATGATCGGGTGATGGCCTTGGAGCACCCACCAGACGTATGCCTCGGCGTCGGGGTGGCAGGCGATGACGCCGCTCCCCGTCTCGGGCTCGTCTCGGAGTGCCCACCGGGTGACCCCGCCGACGCGCTCCACCTTCGCCGACCACTCCACGGGGTCCTCATTGCTGACGTAGATGAGGCCGGGTGCGCTGCGCCCATCCCGGCCGGCCACATAGACGCCGTACCAGTCCCCGACGGGGCGGGTAAGCGACACGCTGTCGCCCCCCGCCCTGTAGGTGGTCTCGACGCCAGGCGCGGCCAGGCCATCCGCCACGAGGTGCTGCCCCTCCCCCAGGCGGGCCAGCACACGGTCACCAGCGGTCACCGTGGCCGGCCCATCCACGAGGAGGGACGGGAGCCCAGACGTCGTGCCGATCCACCCCTTGAGTGCCATCCTGGCTCCTCTCAGTCGTTGCGTGACGCCTCGACGGCGACCCGCTCAGCCTCGACACGCATCCGGCCCACGAGTGCCCCGTCGACATCGCGCACCTCGAGCACCGAGGGCGTGTTGCCGCCCTTGCCGAGGAGGTTGTCGATCTTGGACCACTGGCCGCCGGTGAACACGGGCTCGGGGCGCCCGGTGGCGTTGAGGACCGTCGTCAGTCCCGGCTGCAGCAGGCCCCCGGAGTCGAACTTGTAGAGGCCGGTCGACGGGGACCCGTAGATCGGTGTTTCCCGCACGGGGATGCCGAACGTGGGGGCCTCCACCATCCGGCCACCACCACTGGCGATGGCGATGTGGTGGGCGGGGTACCCCCAGAACAGGAGCGTGCCGGGCGTGTTGTAGGACCCGCCGGGCGTGCTGCCTGCCTGGTAGCCGGCCGCCGTCAGACGCGGGATGTTGCTCCCCATCTGGTGGGCCGCCCAGTAGACCAGGCCGGAGCAGTCGACGCCGGGCGGGATAGAGGATCCGCCCCACACGTAGGTCGCGCCGATAGCCATCCGGGCCGCGTTCACGATGTCGCTGGCGGCCATCGTCGCCGTCTTGCCCTTGAGCCACTCCCCGAACCCGTCAACCCAGCGCCCAGGCAGATTCGCCGCCATGTCGTGAAAGAACCCGGAGCCGGGCAGGCCGGCCATGACCGCCTTCATCGGGAGGCGGATCAGGTTCTCCACCGCGCCGAGCGGGTCCGAGATGATCGAGGAGACCGCATCCGCCGCGCTAGAGATCCAGTCGGTGGCCGTGTTCCACCCCGACTTCGCGGCTCCCTTGATCTTGTCCCAGATACCGCCGTCGGCGAAGGCTGCGAACTTGGTGCCCGTGTCTCCGCCGGGGATGTGTGCCCCGCTCGAGCCGCGGGCGGCCGCGTTCATGCGGTGCACGGCCGCGGGGCCGCCGACGGCCTTCACCCACTCGGGCCGCATGATCGCCTCACCGCCGGACAGGGCCAGCGCACCGCCGCCGTCGGGCGAGAAGAAATGGTAGATGTCCTTCCCCGGCGAATATCCGGGCAGCACACCACCACTGGCGTATCCGGGAATGCCGGACACTGACGGGAGTCTCATGGAGAGGCCCAGTTTCTCGGCAATGGAGTCCGCGGTCTTCTTGATGCCGTCTCGGTAGACGGTGTTGATGATGAAGTTGATCGGCTTGGCGGCGACCGACTTAACACCATCCCATACGGTCTGAATACCGGACTTCATGTTCTCGAAGGCCTTTTTGATATTCGTGGTGACCGTATCGAAGATCGGCTTGACCGTGCTCTGGAACCAAGACACGACCGTGTTGATGACGCTCTTGATGCCGTCCCAGATGGTCTTCAATCCGCCCCACAGGAGGTCGGCACCGGACTTGATGCCGTTCCAAACTGTGGAGATGACGGGCTGCACGTAGGTCTGGAACCAGCTGACGACCGTGAGCACGGACGCCTTGATGCCGTTCCAAATGGTGACGATCCCATTCCAGAGGAATTGGGCGCCCACCTGGATTCCGGTCCACACTGCGGAAATGACCGGCATGATGTAGGCGGTGAAGAAATCCGCCACCACCTGCACCGCGGCCTTGATCCCATTCCAGATCGTGACGATCCCGGTCCAGAGGAACTGGGCCCCGATCTTGATTCCATCCCAGACGGCAGACAGGACCGGCATGACGTAGGTGTTGAACCAGTCCACGGCCACGCCGACGGCGGCCTTGATGCCGTCCCACACCCAGACGATGCCCGCCCACAAGTACTGGGCCCCAGTCTTGATGCCCTCCCAGGCGGCGGCGAGGACAGGCCCAACGTAGGTGACCACCCAGTCCACGACCGTTGAGATCGCGGCCCACCACATTTGGAAGTACAAGACGACGGCGGTAGCCAGGACCCACACGGCGACCTTGATGCCGGTCCATACGCCAGAAAGGACCGGGCCGACGTAGGTGGAGATCCAGTCCACGACCGTCGAGATCGCCGTCATGATGCCGCCCCAGACGGCGCTCACCGCGCCGCTCAGGACCGACCACACGCCACTCAGGACGCTCACGGCTCCCGAGATCACCGGGACGACGTAGGAGGTGAAGAACCCACTGACGGCGTTCCACACCGTGTTCCAGACCGAGCTGAGTGCATTCAGTGTCGCGTCCCAGTATGGGGCGATCCAGTCCAGGAACTTCTTGAACTCGGCGGTGATCGCCGCCCACGCCCGCTTGCCCGTCTCCGTCTGAGTGAAGAACCACGCCAGGGCGGCGACGACGGCGAGGATGGCCGTCACGATGAGGATGTACGGGTTCGCCTCGGATACCACATTGAAGGCCGCCTGCGCCTTCTTCGCGGCGTCCACGGCCTTCTCCATGGACTGGAGGCTGGTCACCCACTTCAGGACGCTGCCGGCCTGCTTGATCGCGTCAATCGTCGTCGTGGCCTTGTGGAGGCCGTAGAAAGCGGTGGCGGCGGTGCCGACGGTGACGGCCAGGGTGGAGAGCATCCCCTTGTGCTCGATGCCCCAGGACGTCGCGGTCAGGATGGCGTTGCCGACCTTGACGATGGCGTCACGGAGCCCCTCGAGGAACCCGGTCAGCGGGGAATTCGGGTCGAGCCCGAACAGCGGCTTGTCCGTCTCCCCGGTGAAGATGATCTCCACGAGGCCCTGCACCGACGGGATCAGCGTGTCATTGATCCACGTCCCCGCCTCGATAGCGGCGTCACGGACGTTGAAGAGGAAGTCCACCAGGGCGGAGTCCTCTTCGAGGCCGAAGAGCGAATCGGGGCCCTGATAGTCGCCGGAGAACAGGATCGACGCGACGCCCTGGATCCCGGGGATCAGGGTCCCGGTGATCCAATCCCCGGCCGCGCGTGCGGACTCCCCGATCTTGAAGAGGAAGTCAACGATCCCGGAGTCCTCTTCGAGGCCGAAGACCTTGCTGGAGCCGTCGAACTGACCCTTGGAGAGGATGTCCCAAACGCCCTGAATACCGGGGATGAGTTTATCCTGCACCCAACCAAATGCATTCTCGGCCCCGGTGGCGACATTCCCCATGAAGTCCGTCAGGGCGGGCTTGATCTGGTCGACGATACCCATCGCGCCGGACACGAGGGTGGCCTCGAGGTTGCCCCAGGCGCCCTCAATCGTCTGGGTTGACGTAGCCGCCTCCTTGGCGACATCCGTCATTCCCAGGTCCATCACCGCGGCGTTGAATTCCTCGGCGGTGATCTCACCCTTCTCCATAGCCTCACGGAAATTCCCCGTGTAGGCACCGGCCTCAAGGAGGGCCTGCTGGAGTTTCCCGGACGCACCAGGAACAGCGTCAGCGAGCTGGTTGAAATTCTCGGTTGTGAGTTTCCCCTGGCCGGCGGTCTGGGTAAGCACCATGCCAACGGACTTAAATGTTTCCGCATTTCCACCGGCGACGGCATTCAGGTTACCGGCAGCCTCGGCGAGTTTGTCGTAGCCCTGGACATTGTTGGACGCCAGTTGGGCGGTGATCGACTGAATATCCGACAGGCCGTAGACGGTCTTGTCGGCGTATTCCTTCGTCGATTTGGTGAGCCGGTCAACGTCGGCTGCGGACTTCCCCGCGAAACCTAGCGTGTTCTTGAACTTGTTCGTCGCGTCGGAGGCATCAATAGCCTGCTTCGCAATATCCGAGAAGCCAGCGGCGAGCCCGACGGCGGACGTGACAGCCAGCGCCCCGGCCGCGATCTTCCCGACCTTCTGGAAAGCGCCGCCCAGGCCGCTCGTGATCTTCCGCTCGGCCGGCTTGGTGTCGACGTCCCCCAGGGCCTCCTTGAGTTGCTGGGAGATGGCTTTGGTGGAGAGGGCCACCTGGATCCAGGCTGTGCCGATGGTGTGTCCTGTGGGCTTGCTGCCAGCCATTCCAGGCCCTCCTCTATATGCTGGGAGGCCCCACAGCGGTGTGCTGTGGGGCCTCCCCTCTGTTGGTTATGTGCCGGCCTGTGCGGCTAGTTCTGGGTGCCTGGCGAGCCATCTGCGGGCCTTGGCGTCCTGCCGCTCCTGCGCCTCCCGCGCCTTCGCCTGCCAGCCGGGTTCGGGCGGCTGCGGCGGCTTCGGCAGGTCGGACTGCTTGGCTCCGACGGCGGAGGCGATGTAGCAACAAATCTGCCAGGCCGCCATGCGCGTCGCCGTGACCTCGTCGGAGAGGGCGACGTCCCCGCCCATGGCCCTGCCCAGGGCCGAGCCGGGCGGGAGCCCGCGGATGAGGACCAGCAGCCTGCGCGGTGTCAGCCGGCCCCTGTAGAGATCCAGGAGGTCCACCCCGTACACCCTCAGCAGGTCGGCCTCGATCTCCTCCCCATGCTCCCTGAGGAGCGCAGGGAGGGCGATCAGTTTCCCACGTTCAGGACCTCGAAAACCCGCGTCAGGAACTCGCCCATAGCGTCAGCGCTGACCTTGCCGTCCTTACGGACGTGGGCCTTCACGTCGTCGTAGGCGTCACCCAGGAGAGCCTTGGTGACGCGCATCATCGCGGCCGGTGAGGCGCTACCGTCCTCCATGGCGGCCAGCGCCTCGATCACCTCCCAGTCGGACTGGAAGGCGGTCGGGTCAACCTCGATGGTGAGTCCGTCGACGGTCACCTCAACGACGCCGCCCCCGTTGGCCTCGGCCTCCTGGAAGTCCTTCGGCGTCGCAGCCCCAACCTCACGGGCGCGCTCGGCCGTCTTGCTCGTCTTCTTGCTAGTCATGTCGGTCCCTTTCGGTGGTTGGCGGTCCCAGATGTGGTGACCCCACCCCGGCGCAGGGACCGACCATCCGCGCCGGGGCAGGGAGAATGAGGCCCTATCAGGCCGGGATCAGCGACTTCGCGTTCGAGTAGATGACGTAGTCGCCCAGGACGCTCAGCTTGTAACTCCAGGCGGTCAGTTCGCCCACCTTGAAGGCGACCTCCCCGCGCTCACCGAGTTCGAGGCGGGGGAAGACGATCCGCATGCGGGTGCGGGCGTCCCCGGTGGAGGCGGTGTCGAAGACGTCGAGGACACCACTGAGCACGGTCACCGTGCGCTGCGCCTTCGCCGTCAGTTTCGCGACGTCCGTCTTCTGCGGGCCAGCACCGATCTGCTCCTGAATCTTCTCCGCGCGGGCGTTCAGGAAGCGGGTCACGATACTCAGCTTGCTCTCCAGGAGGGCGGCCTCCAGGCCGGTCTCCGAAGAGTCCATGAAGGTACGGACCACCCCATGGCCTTGGTGTCCTTTGATCTTGGTCACCGAGTCGTCCATGGTCAGCTTGATTCCGTCGTCGGACAGCCACCCGCAGTCCTCCAGGGTGGTGGGGACGGCGGTGGTGAGCCCCTGAATCTTGGTGGCGAGGGTGGCGTCATAGGGCCCCAGGTAGAGACTGTCGTCGTCCGACCCAAAGCCCAAAACATTGTCGGCGTTAGTAGCCATTGGTGCTCCTTATGGATTCCGTGTGGTGATCTGGTAGGTGGCCGACGCTCTGGCGGCCGTGATGGTCGGATCCGGTGACTCGGCGGGCGCATTCCCCGTCACCTTCGTGACCGGGTATCCACTGCCAGCCGTGAGAGCGTTGATCGCTGCATCCACGCGAAGGGCCAGGCGCATTGCCTGGCCCGTAGTGGGAGCGAAACTGTCGATGGTGACCTGACCGGTGCTCAGCACCCTCTGGTGCTGCCCCTGGCCGCCTGTAGCGATCACCAGGACCAGAGGGTCCGGTGGGTCGCCGTTCGCGTAGGGGACGGTGGACACGACCTGCACGTCAAGCAGGGCGGCTTTCAGGGCCGCCATGATCAGGGCCTTCGTGTCCCTCGAGGTGCCGGCCATCAGCCGTCACCTCCCCCGATGCTGCCCAGCACCCTCTCCAGGGTGTGATGCTTGATCTGCTCCAGGCCCGCCTCCTTCGTGCCGGCGTGGACGTAGGCTCGGGCGCGCTTCCCCTTGTTGGAGGAGTGCACCTTGAAGCCGTCCCCGGCGCGGGCACGCAGTTCCTCGGCGGCCTCGTTGACGACGTCCTGGGCCTCATCGGAGGACACGAGCGCCCGGATGCCCTTGCGGTCGAGCTTGAATCTCACGACACTCATCAGGCACCCCCCGTCTGGTGTGGGTCGGTGGCGGCGTGGAGTGTCACCACGGTCCCCTTGGGCCAGCGAGCCGGGGCGCCCTCGACGCGGTACGTGATGCCGGCGACGCGCAGGAGATCCGAGGAGCGGATGTCCGGGTGCTTGCCGCGCCAGTACAGGGTGGGCTGGCTGACGACCGGGAGAGAGCCTGCGGCGACCGGCTCCGACGTGCCGCCGGGGTTGAGCAGGGCGGGCGGCAGGGGCGTCTCCACGACCGGTCCGGGGACAGCCTCACCGTACTGGTCGCGCCCACCGTCACCCGCCCTGAGCCTCGAAACGGCGACCAGGCCGGCGGCGATCACGGGGCCACCACCGGAGCCAGCAAGTCCACCTCGAAGGCCGCGCCACGTCGGCCGCCCAGTTGCTTCAACTCGGCCGCCCTGAGGAACAGGTCGCCCTCAGGATTCGCGTAGGTGTATTGATCGCTGAACGGCCCCGTCGTGTGGAGTTCCCCAGACACGAGACCCCGCGGCTCCGGCAGCCCGTCAGCCGCCCCCTGCTCGGCCTGCAACGCCCGCTTCACGACCGCACAGGCGATGCGCTTCAACGTCACCAGAGACGCGTGCTGCCAGCGCGGCGCAGACGACTTGATGAGGTCCGTCGCATCCTCCAGGAGGACCGCGGCGCGCTTGTGCTCCTGCTCGCTCAGGCCACGCCACCGCGCCTCCAAGTCCTCGACGGTCGCGAAGGCGTCAGCCATTCTTACCCCGCTTCGGGGACTCCTTGCTCTCGGCGTGCTCGCCACCGATGTCGGCGGCGTCGATCCCGAACGCATCCAGGAGTGGAGACAGGGCCTTGACGGTCTCCTCGTCGACGTCGGCCACCCCGTCTGTGAATTCGACCCGCGGGTGAGTGATGAGCAGATTCGGGTGACGCTCACAGGTGATCCTCATGATCCCCTCCTCTCAGACAGGCGGGGCGCCCCACGCGCTGCGGGGCGCCCCTACGCCGGTCAGTCAGCGGTCACGGTCAGGACACCGTGAGCCTTCTCGTTGCCGTACTGGAGACCGATCTCCCCGTAGATCTGCACGTCATCCGACGCGCCGGTCTTCGCCAGCGGCTCCGCGAAGAAATGCCCCTTGCCGGGAATCTCCAGGAAGGCGGGAGCCAACTGCTCCAGGGACGCCACGATCAGCTTGTCCGCCGGCACGTACCGGTTGAGCATGATGTTCATGACCCCGAAGTCAGTCTCAAGGGTCTTGAGGTTGACGCCGCCGACGTTGCGGGTGCCCTCCTGGTACTTGGCGTCCTTGATGAAGACGCGGGTGAGGGCGCGCTTGAGCTTGGAGTTGACGATGATGGTCCGGGTCTCGCCCTCCTGGAGACCCCCATTCGTCCACACCTTCTCGATGAGGTCGAGGACGTCAGCCTCAGTCAACTCAGCGGCCTTGTGAGTGGTCGTCGCCACGTTCGTGGTGATCGCCTCGAGCAGGCCGCGAGTCTTGCGGGCTGTCTGGTTGTCCGTAGGGCTGGCGTACTTCCCGACGATGAAGGTCTTCTCGACGTCGCGAGCAATCTGCTTCATCTCGGTACCGATCTGCCAGGCCAGTTCGTCGGCGGGCAGAACGGTGTCGCCGATGGTGACAGTCGTCGCCCCGGACGCCGGGGTGACCTGCTTGGTCGCGCCCTGCTTGGTGTAGGAGACGCTGACCTTCTCCTGGTGGACCTCGACGACGTTGCTGGCGGCGAAGCGGGCACGCCCCTCGGCGGCGGGGGCGGTAGCGCCCTCAGTGCGCTGGCGTCCCTCCTCGGCGTCCCGCAGGTCGTAGCCGGACCAAGAGAAAGTAGTGCCGCCGACGGAGACGCCGCCGGTCAGGCCACCAATCGAGGACAGCAGCGGCGTGTCCTCAGGGGACGCGGCGAAGAGTTCGCCGACGTAGTTCGGGCAGTTGTAGGTGGTAGCCATGCCAGTGATGCCGGCCATGGTCATTCCTTTCAGTCGTGATGGCTCATCAGTGGGAGCCGAGCTTCAGGGCCTTCAGGGAGGCCGTGAGTGTCCGGTCTCCGGCCGCTTCGGCTGCGGCGATACGCTCATCGAGGGAGGCGGCTCCCGCGCCGGGCGGGTTACCGTGGTGGCGCACGACAGGCTGGGCGGGGGCCTCGGCGGGCTTGGCCTGCTCGGCGGCCCACGCCTTGACCTGCTCGGCCCACGCGGCCGGGTCATCGCCGGGGCCTGCGAGGATGTCAACGGGGACGCCGGTTGCCGCGGCGACCTCGGCACGCTCCTTCTCTGCCCGCATCGCGGCAAGGTCGGCCTGGAGGCTGGCCAGGGTCTCGGCCTGCTTCTGGGCCTCGGTCTTGCCTGCGTCCTCGGCGGCCTTGATCTGGGCTGCGAGGTCGGCAGCGCGCTTCTCGGCCTCTCGGCGTGCGGCGCGCTCGGCGGCTAGGGCCTTCTTGCCGGCGTCTCCGAGACTGTCGGTGGCGTCGCCCGTCGCGGGCTCACCCCCAGCAGCCTCGGTGGTCTCGGTCGGCTCCGTGGCCTCAGTGGCCTTGGCGGTCTTGTCCATTGGGTTCTCCCTCAGTGAGATAGGTGCCATCGCGGCACGACAAAGCCCCCACCATCGCGGCAGGGGCTCATAGGTATGGTTGGGTCACTCGGCGGGGGCAACCCCGTCAGTGAAAGACTCAGGTGAGAGGCGGCGCATCTCGGCGGCGATCGCCTTGTCATCGACGGCGGCACCGGACGCCTTCACGGCCGCCCTGGCCTTGTCATAGGTGGCACGCAGGGCCCCCGGGTCGTAGCCGTCGATGCGGGGCTTCTGCCCCCTCCACAGGGGCGTCGGGACGCAGTGGCAGTCATGGTGGTAGGAGTGCCCCTCGCCACCAGCCGTCGCCTTCGTCGCGTAGACGAACCCACGGGAAGCGAGCATCGAGCACCAGGCGCAGCAGCCACCAGGACCAGGCACACGCGCCCACCGCGGGCGGGCAGGATCAGCGGCCGCACTCATCTCCACAGTCCGCTTCCCCTGCGCCACAATCGAGCGCGTCAGGTGGTTCCGCAGCTTGTCGAGCGTGTCCTCAGGGTCCCCGTCAAACAAGCCCTTGGCGGCCCACCTCGTGGTCCGCTCCACCTGCTCGGGCGACAGGCCATCGGCCAGGACGGCAGTGAATCCGTCGCCGGCGGCGGACACGTCACGCAGCGCGTCATACCAGTCAGCGGCAGACGAGGCTGAGATGTCCCCGTACCGGGTCAGTAGTCGGTCCATGACCTCACCGAGCGCATCGCGCGCCACGGCAGGGTCAAGGGCTGCCAGGTCCAGGCGGGCCGCGAAGGCGTCGAAGTCCCTCACCGCCATGTCGGCCGCCCGGTCTAGCGCCTTGTCCAGCCGCTCCAGGTCAGCCCGCGTCGCCACCGCTGGTCACCTCGACCGGGGCCTCAGCCGGCTCCTGCGGCGCGGGTGCGGCCGGGGCGGGCGAGGACGCCAGCAGACGATCCAGCACCCCACCAGCCTGCGCCCGCCTGATCTGCGACCTGATACGCACGATCTGCTCAGCGCTGTACCCCAGTTCCTCCAGGGCCACGTCAGTCTGAGCGAGCTCGGGAATCGCGCCGATCTGCTTGACCATGGCGTCGGACTGGCTGACGACGGACGGCATCGCAGGATTACGCCAGCGGGTCGCGAGGTTCCGCACCTCGTCACCCATCTCCGAGACAGGGATGCCGTCGCGGAGACAGATGGCGTCCTGAACGATCCGGTTCAGGCCGTAGCCGATGCTGCGCGTGGTGTTCATCGCCTCGACAACCAAATCCTCTTTGGCGGCATAGATCGCCTCGGCGCTGCTCGGGTTGTCCTGGACGATCCCGAGCGCGGAGATCGGCAGCGACGTCGCCGAAGCGAACTCCGCCGCCAGCGCGCGCTTCATCGCCAAGAACGGCTCCATCGACTGCTGCGGGATCACCTGGAGATCGGGCTTGTCCCCGTCCTCGTCCTTCGGCAGCGATTTGAGGCGCCCCATGTACCAGGACCAGAGCGGAACCTTCTCGCCCTGGGCGTCCTGGAACATCGTCTCATCCGCCCCCAGCAGAAGCAGTGCCGGGGCCGCGTACAGGTCCGATGAGACCTCCGTGCGGAAGCCGGCCCTGACGACGCGGTCCGTGATCGACATGACCTCGCGACTGATCCGCGACCGCCCAAACGGGCGCCCCAGGGCCGGCCGGTACGGCAACGGCTCCATCGGGACCCGCCCCAGGGAGTGATCCATGCGGGCAACGGCCACCCATCCCCGGTCCCCCAGGGCCAGGCGAGTCACATGCTCGGCCGTCAACAGCAGCACCGACGTCGGCTTGCCGTTATCGTCAGCGGAGTCCACCAGCAGGCCGGCCTCCAGGCCCCTACGGCGCACATCCCACAGGCCCGTCGCCCACAGAGCGTCAGCGCCCGTCACAACCACGTCAGGGTCACCCGCAACCGGATCACCCGGCAGGGCCACCACAAACGAGCAGCAGTAGGTCAGGGTCGCGTCCACAAGCTCGGGCACGAGCAGGTCGAAGCGATTCGCGTGCAGGAGGCTCATGGCCCCCAGGGGGTCCTCCTCGCCCGACGGCGACGTGACCCCATCCCACATGCAGCGGGACGCCAGGGAGGTGACCGCCTTATCAGGCCAGCCGCACACGATGTCCAGTTGATCCCGCATGTAGGGAGGCACCGAGGCGCCCAGGAACGCGACGTTCACCTGCATGTCCCGGTACTGGCGACGCAGCGCGTTCCGGGCGCGCTTGGCCTGCCACTGCTTGACCAGGCGGGCCATTAGGGCGGCGTCGTCCTCGGTGAGCCCGCGGACATCGGTAGGGACAGGGGCGTAGTAGGCCCGGAAGTCCATCACATCACCACCCCTACGCGACTGCCCAGTTCACGCGGCCGTCTCTTGGTTGTCTTCGTGGCCCAATGGGCCAGTGTCAGTGCGTCCATCCCGGCGGAGGTCATCCCCTCCGGGGCGGTCCAGCCGAACCCGCCGCCCGCGCCGATCTTCCGGCGGCTGATGACGGCGGCCTCGGCCTCTAGCTCGGCGTCGTCCGGGTGCGACAGGGTGCGGTCTCGGATCGCGGCGTCCATCATTGCGTGGGCGGCGATGACCTGATCCGTCGTCGGCGTCCAAATCACCTTCGGACTGAACCCTGCGGCACGGAGGCGGTCAACCAGGTCGCCGGCACCGGACTTGCCGTCCACGACGATCTGCGCCCACCGGTCCCGGTGCTCCAGCAGGTAGTCCAGGATCCAGTGAACGCCCTCACCCATGTTGCGCACCCCCTGGGAGGTGCACAACTGGCCGTAGACCGCTTCGCTCTTACGCTCGGGCTTCCGGCCGGCACGGGCCAGCGCCACCGTGGAGCCATCCACCGAGAACCTCACGGCGGCGCACCAGCGCAGCCCGCTCGGGGCGTCGTCCACCGTCAGGGCGTTCCACGCCTCACGGCCAATCGCCTGACTAGCGACCTCCGGGTCCCAGATACCCAGACCCTCACGCCGGAACGACTCAGGACCAAGCTGACGCTTCATCCGCAGGATCGCCGACTCCGGCGTCCTGTGCGGGAACGACGGATTCGCCTTCCGCCACTGACGGCGGTCCTCCGGGTCCGCGTCATCATCCGCACCGATCTCCACATACAGGCCATCATGCAGGTCACCCAGGAGAGCGGCCTTGCGGAAGCCCGCAAACGCCTCGCTCGGGTCCGTCGGGCGCGGCGGCGTACCCAAGCGAATCACCAGCGGATTCGGGGCCGTGTTCACCGCAGGCACCATGTCATCCAGGGCCTTCTGCCCAAGGATCTGCGCCTCATCGAACACCAGGATGTCCACCCCGGCGAAACCACGTCCGAAGCCACCCTCGCGAGCCCCAAACAGGATCCGGGACCCGTTGGTGAAGGTGATCTCCTGCTGGCCGTTCGCGGCGCGAACGTTGGCGATGTAGGGGGCGATCTCCGGCTTGCTGGCGAGACCCCGCATCGAAGCGAACGTCTCATCCGCCGTCCTCGTGCGGTGCGCCGTCCAGAGGACGAACTGGCCCTCACTCAGGGTGCATAGCGCGAAGATGATCGACCCGATGGTGTAGGTCTTGCCCACCTGCCGGCAGATCGACAACTGCACGCCGTCAACTCCGGCGGCGTAGAGCCCATCCTTCCTCTTCGCGAGGATGACGCGCCCCAGCCCGTCCTGCCAGCGGTCGAAGCCCAGCCCGAAGCGCTTGCACCGATCGCGCACCGGCGGCCAGCCTGTAGCGGCCGTCCCCTCAGGCAGGATGAGGTGCTTCGCGATGTCAGACAGGCGCGGCTCAGATGTCCCCGAGCCCATCCTCATCCTCCGTCGCCTCAGTCGCCGTCTGCCGCTCACGCTCCTCGCGAGCCAGGTCAATCTCCCGGATCGTCTTGTCCACCTCGAGCAGGCGGCGGGATAGGGCAGCCAGGTCGCGGGCAGGGGTAGCGGGGCTATCGATAGACGCAGCAAGGCGACGGCGAAGCGTCACCATCACATCCCTGCTATCCCCGTGCTCCGTCGCGTCCAGGACGCTCACAGGGGCCTGAGGGGCCGTCTCATCATCCCTCACGGCGCGGAGCTTGCGTGCGGCACCCATAAGCACCCCCTTGGGAAAAAACAGTGGGGAGAGATGCCGCTATACCCACGGGGGTGCGAGGGGGCCGGGTGGGAGGGTATTCCCCCCTGTCCCGGTGTTTCTGGCGGCTACTCTACCAGGTTTCTGTGTCGGTTGTCTGTTGGATTCTGGCTGGCCGGTTGCGTTTGCGTTTCGGTGGCCGTTGCTTTCTGCCGTTTCCTTTTTTCTGGTTGCATTTTCGGCAGATGATTTGGATGTTCTCTAATGAGTCGTTTCCGCCTCGACTGTGAGGCACGATGTGGTCGGCCTCAGGGCTACTAGGCAGTAGGCCAGTGTCCCAGGTGAGGCGGACGTGGCAGATGGGACAGTGCTCTAGTCCTGCTGCTCGCGCGCTGCGTTTGGCTGTTGCGGCGTTGTGGAGCCAGCGTGTGGTGCCGGTGCGTGAGGTGGCCATCGTGTTCTCCTCGCGCGTGTGCGCACGCGGGCCGCGTCGTGCTGCTGTGCACGTGCGGCCCGCGTCGCTTTCCCCATTCCCTTATCCCCAGAAGGGTAGGCAGCAGTGGAGCCCAGCAGTCTCGTGGACGGCTGGGCTCTGACACTTTGCCTATGTTCGTAGGATGCGCGTTTCAGTGGTGGCCCGCAAGTGGTGGCACGCCTCGGCGTGTTGCGGTTTAGTCACAGGGCTGGGGTGTTCTGTTGTGGGGTGCCCCGATTGCTGGCCCCCTCCCCTTGTATTGACACCCCCGCCCCCTTGATTGGTGGGGCGCCCCTGTTTTGTGAGGGGGTGGGGTGTTTGTTGCAGCCCCCCTCTTTGCTGTGGCCTACCCCACTGTTTGTGTGCACCCCCTGGGCTTGACCCCATTGTGTATGCCCACATACACTTAAGCCATCGGGAACGACCCGATACCAACTACACAGAGAGGAGGAACCGTGAACCAGGTTCTCACCATCATCGGCACGGTAGCGTCGGTGCTGGGATTGCTGGTCTCGCTGATCGCACTGCGGCTCACCTGGCCGCCGGACGGTAACGGCAAGCACCGGAAGTGAGAGACGGCGGGGGTTGAAAATGATCGAAGCATCTTCAATCCCCGCCCTCCTGGTCAGGGTACATCCTCTCGGGAAGGAACACCATGACTGAGACCGGCCGCCGCCGCGTCGTGATCGCCTCGCTGGCCGTCGCCGTCGTCCTGGCCCTGGGTGGTGTCGTCGCCGCAACGACCACCGCGCTGGTGCCCTGGGCGATCTGGGGCGCGAGCTTCTGCGTCGCCGCCTGCAACCTGGCCGCCGCCTTCGCCCGCCGCAACAAGAACTAGCCACCCCCCATCGCCCGCCCCGAAATGGGGCAGGCACCCCAGAAAGGAACTCCCCATGGCCCGCTACGACTGGCACCCCGCCAAGTACTACGACGCCCCCGGCGCTGTCCTCGCCACTGACGCCCCGGACGGTGCTCACATCACCTTCTTCCTCGACTCCATCGACAACGACGTGCAGGCGTCGTTCATGGTGCGTCACCCTGACGGCTCCTACTCGACGACGGAGGACCCTGCTTGCTGGCCTGACCTGGAGGTCTACGTGCCCCGCGAGGAGTGGCCGGAGGAGATCTACGCTGGCCAGCACGGCCCGTCGGAGCGCCACCCTGACCCGGCCGTGGCGAAGGCGATCGACGCCTACCGTCGGATGATCTTGGACGCCCTGGACGACTGACCACCCACCTGCCCGGCCCTCATCCTGAGGGTCGGGCCCGACCTGAAAGGAGTAGCGGTGAGCGCTGAGACTGAGCGCGCGTTGGAGGAGGCTGTGATGGCGCATGTGGCCTCCGAGAGCGATGGTGACATGGTTGGTGCGTGGCTGCTGCTGGCGCAGACAGAGCGGCTGTCGGATGCGGAGGAGGGGCGTAGCGCCTACAACTCCCACCTGCGGGGGAACTCGTTCACGATGGTGGGCATCTGTGACGCCTGGAAGCACTCGGTCATGGTGAGCACGGTGAGTGACTCATGAGCGCCGAGGATGTCCCGAGCTTGATGGAACTGGACCGCCTGCGTTGTGAGGTTGAGGAGGTGCGTGAGGCGCTGGGCGAGGTTGAGGATCGGCGTCGGGCTGCGGCGGTGGCTGCGGTCCGGGGTGGGAAGAACAAGCGGGCGGTGGCACTGTCCGCGGGGGTGACTCGGCAGACGTTGGACAAGTGGCTGGGAGACTGGACGCGCAAGCGGAAGGAGTAGCATCATGACCAGTTTCTATGACGCCACCAAGATCACCGGCATCATCCCCATCCCCCGCTTCTTCAACTCCGGCTCCTACAAATTGTCTGACTGGAAGGCGAAGAGCCTCAACCCCCATTTCGTTGCCGCATATATCATTCGCCGCTTCCCCCACGCTGCCGTCACCGTTGATACCGATGGTGAGTGGCCCCGTGTCAATCTTGGGGCGATGACACTCGAAATCCGGGGCGATATCACTGATCTTGGCGGTGGTGATTACAGGGCGTGGGAGACACCTCGTGACGCCGCCGAGCGGCTGCTTGCTGCTCATGGCTGGGACCAATCCTTGTCGGTCAAGGAGCGTATCGCGGCGCTAGTACGCCCGGACGTCCGCATGAAGGGTGTCCGCAACGGCTGTGTCATCCCCATCAAGCATGGGGAGAAGATTGAGGTCACCGTCGCTGACGACGAGTGCACGATCACTGTTGGTGATACCTGCTATCACCGCAGTGAGTGCAGAGGTATCTGGGATGCGGCCTACCTGGCCGACACGCTTGCCCCTCGCTGACGGCCCCACAGACGCAAGGCGCCCCACCTGGCTGGTGGGGCGCCTTCGTCATGCTCGGATGCTGCTCACTTCATGTCTCCGATGGTGTCTCGAGCTTCGGTGAGCATGCCGATCACCTGGTCTATGGCCTCGGTGGCGTCGGCGGTTGGTAGGCCGGCTGCGAGGCCGCCGATGGCGGCGGCGTGTCCCATCATGGCGGCGGCGAGGCTTCCCTTCATGGACGCCTTGACGGCTTCCTCGGCGACGGTGGTGATCGCCGTCTGGATCATCTCTGGCGTCATGCGGCCTTGTCCTTCCTGTGTGCTGCGGCGGCGAGTAGGTCGCCGACGTGGTATCGGCCTTCGTGGTCGGTGAGGTGGCCGCGGTGTTTCCAGAGTCGGATGGTGCCGGGCCGGGTGGGGTATCCGGCTTGGGTGAGTAGCCGGGCGCCTTCGTCGGGGGTGACTAGCCAGTCGGCGGCCGCCTCCAGGTGGGACTGGAGGAGCGGCTGCAACTCCCACTGGGTGTCGCAGGCCGGGCACCTGGCCCACGAGGATCCCGGTGGGGCGTAGATGGGCTGGTCGCACACTCCCTGGTCCCCCAGGTCGGTGAGGCACCGCCCGTAGAACCGGTGGTCCTCGGGGATGTCCACGAGGGCCGTGATGGCCCGGATGGCGGCGAGGACCTCGGGGATGAGGGTGGCTAGCTCGGGCCGGCCGGGGTGCGCGGACGCGCCCCTGAGCGCCCATGAGACCTCCGTCCACGTCTGCGGCGTATCGATCCCGAGCAGGTCATGCGCCGCCCACTTCCCCCACTTCAGTAGCGTGCGCTCGTGAGCGCTCGCGGCCTGGATGATGCCGAGCCGCACCGGGGGGCGACTGCACGGGGTGACGCTGGCCCCGCCGCCTTGGCCGCGCCGGAGCCCGGCCTTGGCGGCGTCCAGGGCGCCCATGAGCGCTGCGATACCCTGGGCGGCCTCGTCGAGCCGCCGGCAGGCCGTCACGCTCACGTACCGGTCACCCCTCAGCGGCTCCCCCGTCACCGGGCAGGAACGGGCCTCGGTGCTCACGCCAGGAACCCCTCGGCGACGGGGACGCGGATCTCCCCACGCCACTCATCCAAGGGGGCGACCATGCCGTCATCCTGCCCGTCGGCGACCTCACGGCGAATGAGGTCCGGGTTGAGGACGTCAGCAAGGTCCGCGAGCTTCTCCCCGCCGATGGTGACCTGCCCGTCACGGATCGTGAGGATGACCGCCGCCGGGTACTGGTCACTCATGGGTGTTCTCCTTTGAGTTGTTGGCCCGATCTGCGGCGTAGCGGATGGCGTCGGCGATCTGCTGGACGGCCCGCTCTGCCGTCTCAGCGCGCTCGCGGAGGCCCCTGATCTGGATGAGCGCGCACCACATGGCGACGCTCAGGCACAGGGGTGCGAGCCCCGTCAGAATCCAGTGAATCCAGGCTCCCATCAACGGTCCTCCTCTTCGATGGTCTGGGCGGCCCAGGCGAGGGCGTAGGCACCGGCGTCGATGAGGTCATGACGCGGCGAGAAGTCATCGCACAGGGCGGTAGTCACGTCCCCTACGAGGGCGGAGAGGACGATGAAGCTTCCTGGGTTGGAAAGCACCTTGGTCCTCTCTCGTGCGGCCTCCAGGGAGTCGCGGCGCGGGTTCTCCAGGTCGGCCCAGTCGACGCAGATGCGGGCGACCATGGCGAGCGGGGCGGCCTTGCGGGCTGCGCTCTGGACGCTGGCGAGGGCGTCCAGGAGGAGCGAGAGGCGTTCCTCCTGAGTGGTCTCGGTGTCGATCATCCTGCCGCCCGCGTCCTTGACCCTGGTGACTGCCCGGTCGAGGGCGCTGGGCTTGTTGGCTGGCAGGTAGGAGAGGATGGTGGTGATGGCGTCCGTGACGCGCTGGGAGTCATCCGGGTCGTACATGCCGAATCCCTTCCACGCCGCCTTGAACTCCTCCAAGGCGGCGGTGGGGACGGCCGTCACCTCCTCCCACTTGTCGATGTCATCGGACGGGGCTTTGCGGGAAATTGAGCTCCCTGCGCGGGGGCCTGTCGCCAGGAGGTACTCGTCATCTCCGGTTCGGGCAGCCAGGTCGCCGCGGACCGGCACGTCGTACTCCCTCCCGCGGACGACTTTGATGAGGGGGGCTGTGGGCCAGTTGTTACTCATGGGTCAGCCTCCGATGATTGCGCGCCAGGTGGCGGCGACGATCCACAGGATGACGCTGATGACGGCGAAGGCAGCGGTGAGGGCGAGGATGAGGCCGACGGCGTACCCGAGCCGCTGACCGAACGTGGGTGCGGGTTTCATGGGTTCTCCTAGGGTTGAGCGGGATTCTGGTGAGTTGGGGGTGGTGGCTGGCCCCGGCCCAGCAATCGGGGCCAGCCACCAGGTCATTAGAAGGGGGGCTCGCTGGTGGGGGCGCCCCCGGTCCCCCACGGGTCCTGCGCCGCCGCGGGGACGTTCCCCGAACCGAACGCCGCCGGCTGTGCTGGCTGACCATGCTGGGTGGGCTTCGGGTGCAGCCCCCAGGTGTCCACGTTCAGGTTCAGGGCCGCGGCCGGCTGGCCATCATTCCCAGCCCAGGCGCGCACACCAGGGCGGCCGGTGAGGGTGAGGAGCTGGCCTTTCTGGACGTGCTCGCAGAAGGTCTCCGCCTGGTCTCCCCACACGCTGGCTCGCACCCACACGGTGTCACCGGCGTCAACCCATTGGCCTGTCTGCTGGTCGTATCGGCGGGGCGTGTATGGGACGCTGACGTTTGCGACGGGTTTCCCGGATTGGGTGAATCGCATTTCGGGGTCTGCGGCCGCATACCCGGTGACCGTCATTTCAAGTTGGGGCCTTGCAGTCATTTCTTTTCCTTCCTGGGGTGCTGTTCATATTCTCGCGTTTTCGCCCGGTTTGCGCGAATTGCGACACGCCGGGCCTAGATACTTGGAGATCAAATCCGCGTCGAAATCAATCAGCCGAATCGGAATAGGCTCATCGTTACCGGCCGCGAATCTCTCCCATGGGATCATTTCGCATCACCCGAAACGACGCCGAGAATCGTCGCGATATCCTTGCGCAGGAACCCCCTACCGGACTCGAGCTCCAAGAACGTGCTTGCGATCTGCTTCGACGCCTCAGCGTCAGGGGACACTTCCTTCGCGAGAGCGATGAGGTTCGCGACCCGCATCTGGTCCGCGATCTCCAAGAGAGCACACACCTGCGCCTCAGCCGTCGGGTCCCCGTCATCGGTCGAGAACATGGTCGTCTCAGCCACGGCCCGCCACGACGGCGGCTCCGGGGACGTCGGACGCTCATCGAACTTCATGACTCCTCCTCGGGGTGTAGACGATGGCATAGGGGCCACCGCTCTTGGGAAGTTCGGTCACCTCGCCGTTGGGGTCGTGTCGGAGCGGGAACCAGCAGCCGGGGTCAACTCGGGCCCAGGCGCATCCGTATGCGTCGATAGCCACCGTCCCATCTGCGGCCCCCCTCGACGCCGTTCCGCCAGCAATATCGCGCGGGGTGAAAGCCCTTGCTGCATGAATCTCGTCTTCGAGGTCGGCGATGTGGTGGATGAGCGCGTAGACGTCTTCGACCGCCGCCAAGTAGGAGCCGGTGCGCTCGTATTCCTTGAGTTTGTCGAGGATAGTGGTCTTGTCGCTCACCGCTCTCCTCCGTCCTGGTAGCGCACGAGCCAGGCGAGGGCGAGGGCCCCTACCTGGGTGACTTCTGCGATGGTGTCGGCGTTGTGGCCGGTGCCCTGCGCGTTGTCGTAGGTGAGGGAGGCAGCCACCTCGCCCACCTCCTCCGCCAACGCGTAGAAGCGGTTTTCGTCCGTCGGGCCGTCGCAGTCGAGAGTCATGCCCGGGTGCTTGATGGCGGCCCGCTCCCACTCGGCGACGAACGCGGCCGCCGGATCCTCGACGTCGAGACCAATGAGGATCGACGCCGCGTCAGCCGCGACGAAGCGGAGCGACCCAGCGATAGCGTCGCGCCGCCTGCTCTCGGGCATGGCTTCGCGGCCGTCGTTCTCGCCGATGATCGCCGCCCCGACGAGGGCGAGATGCAGGTTCCATCGAGAGACCGAATAGAGAATCGGCTGCCTGATGAGCCCCGCAGCAGCCGTGATCTCCTCGGCGGCCTCAGTGAACGGGCATGTGGTCATTGGTGTTCCTTCCGGTAGGTGTGGGTGATGAGGATGATGGTGATGAGGAGGACGGTCATGCCGCCCCCGTGGGGTGGTTGGGGCAGACGGCCTCCCCGTCCATGTCGTCGGTGACCTCCCAGCCGAGACGGCGGGCAAGGACGTTGGCGGCGTTGAGGAGAGTGACGTTCCGAACCTCGTCGTCGGGGCCTTCGGGGAAGTCGATCCGGTCCTCACAGCCGGGCCAGTCGCAGGACATCGACACATAGGCCCGCCTGACCGGGATGACCTGGATCATCGCGACCTCGCCTCCACGGCGACGCGCCCCAAGCCGAGGAGGGAGACAGTGCAGAGGTAGGCGAGCCCGAGGCCAGCTAGACCCTTCACCCACATCGCGACCGCGAGGGTGCGCACCAGCATGGCGATGGCAATGAACGCGCCGAGCACGCACACTGCGACGAAGGCAAACAGGCAGAGCCACAGGAAGTCGCGTGCGCCCATCTCACTGCCCCCCGTCCTGGAAGAGGTCGGTGGGGTCGGGGTACTGCTGGGGCTGCTCGACGGCCGGCGTCAGTCGGCGGCCGCCGCCGTCCACGCCCAGGTCACGCATGAGCCCATCCACCGTGAACCCCTGAATCGGGAGATGCTGCCCCTGGGCGGCCTTCACCTTCAATGACCGCAGCCCCGTCAAGTAGGTCTCACCCGGTGCCCGCATCTCCACGGTGCCAGTCACCTCGAACGGCAAGGACTTCTCCGCGCGCACCTTCCACGTCTTGTCCGTCGTCGGCCGGCCGTTCGCCATCACCGTCACCTGCTCCAGGCGGGCGGTCACGAGCACGGGGCCGGGGTGCGAGTTGAGGGCGGTCACGAGCTTGCGCCACTGCCGCTTCGCCGTGTTCCACTGGTCGATCGTCATGGAGGTCTTGCCGCGGCGGATGGTGACGGCTTCCTGCTCGCCGATGAGCATGTCCCAGACGTTGGTGATGGAGTCAACGACGATGCAGTTCGGTTTCCCGCCGCGGGTGGGTTCGGCGCTGGCGTCTCGGACGGCTTGGAGGATGGACGCCATGGTGCCGTCGTGCTCGACGATCTCGTAGCGGGCGCCCGGCAGGGATCCGTACATGTCGGCGTCGCTCTCGCCGACCTCGATCCAGAACGTCCGTCCGATCAGGTCGGAGGCGCTGAACGCTGCGGCGGCGTAGGACTTGCCGGACTTCTCAGCCCCGGCGAGGAGGAGGAACGGCCAGGAGACCTGCCCGGTCGGCTTGCGTGTTTTGAGGGCCATGGTCAGTCCTTGTCTGAGTCGAGGTAGTAGGCGGGGGCGGAGATTTGGTGGACTTCGGCGGGAATACCAGGCCAGTCCCCCGATTCGAGGCAGTCCCGGTACAGGCGCAGTGCCTTCTCCACCTTCACCTTCCCGAGGTCGTCGAAGCTCCAATCCATCTCGCAGACGGACACGAGGTATGGGGGGCGCTTGGAGACGACGACGTGGAGGAAGCGGGCGTCCTCGCTGGTGAGGTCACGCCAGATGCGCCGGTACCAGGCTCGCTGCACGTCGTACCCGTAGCGGGCTGCCGCCCTCGTGAAGGCGTCGGGCTGGGCGTCGTCCGTGGTTTTCAGGTCCACCAGGACGTGCGCGCCGTCCCCGCCGGCTGGGGGCATGATCCAGTCGAGGCGGCCGCGCATCCACACGCCGGTGCCGGCGTCCTCACTGAACACGCTCACCTCCGGGTCTCCGTCGGCGAATATGCGGCGGCACAGGGGGTGGCCGGTGACGGCGGCTGCGCAGTCGTGGATGGCGTTGTAGACGTCCGCCTTCAACGGGATCCCGCCGTCGGCGCGGACGCCGGCAGCCCATTCTCGGGCCGCCTTCGTCCCCGTCGAACCGGACGCGGACAGCACATCCTCCGGGTAGCACTCCAGGTGCGCGCCCACACCGAGCACGAGCGAGTGGACAGCACTCCCAAAGTCGAACTCCGGGCGGGGCGCTCGCGGACTGTTCCTGTAGTGGTGGAGGGACGCGGGGGCGTCCAGGATCATCTTGGCTTCGGTGGAGGACAGGGAGCGGTGGGGGGTGGGGTCGGAGTGGTACCACTGCTCGTCGAGGCCGTGATAGATGCCTGGCTTGTCGATGATGAGGCTCATAGCGGGTAGCTCCTTACGCGGCTGGGCATGGGGGCTGGGGAGACGCACGGGTGGCCGGCGGCCGCCAACTCGGCGACGGTGGGGTTCCTGCGCCGGGCGGCCTTGGGCTGGACGCCCTTGCTTCTGCGCCATTCGGCGGCGCGGCGGGCGCTGCTGCACCGAGCACAGAGCCCCTTCCCGTGATAGGGGCGACTGCCGGGCCAGTCTTCGACGTCGGCGCTCCGGGGGCGCATGAGGGTCCCACAGTCGCCGCAGTGCTGGGGGATGCTCCAGTCGATTCTGCGGCTCACTGGAGGTACCTCCCGTCCTTGACCATCTCGGCGCTGGTGAGGACGTCGCTGATAGCGCCGTCGAGGGCGGCCAGCGGGCCGTTGACGGCGATCTCTCCGAGGTCGCGGAGCGCCTTGTCTTCGACGGCGGCGAGGTCGATCCACTTGCGGATCTGGTCGCCCCTTGACTGCTTGACGAGCCGGGACGTGACGCCCCGGTAGTGGCCCTCTGGGGTGCGGAGGAGCACCTGCCCGTTGATGGGCTTCGCTGTCATGTCCCCGGGCTTGCCGGTGGCGTGCCGCTCACCGTCGATCACGAGGATCATGGGCGCGGTCGGCCACGGCGCGGGTTCCTCGGGGGCGGCTTCCAGGAGGATCACGCGGGGGTTGTAGGCGATGGCCTCCGCCGTGTCCTCAGTGGCCCGTTCCATGTGCCAGATGCCGTGGGGGTCCTCGTAGGCGATGAGGTCGCCGGGCTTCGGCTGGTAGTGATCGCTCACCGGTCGCCCTCCTCAGTGATGCGGATGAGGCAGTGGTCGCGGCGCAGGAGGCCGGTGGGGAGGGAGCCGACATGCTCCCAGCCGTCGCGTGCGAGCTTGCGGACCCGGCGGAGGCCGATGGGCCCCCAGGTGGGGATCCACTGGGACTCGTAGAGGCAGATGATGCGGGTGCTCATGGGGGTTCCTTTCGGGGAGGTTGGGGGGGGTTAGATGCCGTTGGTGAGTGCGTCGGCGTCGACGTGGAGGAGGTTGGCGAGGGCTTCGAGGAGCCTGGCCCGGTTGGTGGCGTGCTGGCCGAGAGCACCCCAGGGGGTGTGGGCGTCGATTCGGCCGGCCCCGCGGCGTTGCCGGTCCCGTTCGTCGAGGGCGGCGGACTCCGAGTCCTGGTAGTCGGCGCAGGCGCACAGGAACTCGGCCGCGTCACCGACGTCCACGCCGTCGCCGGTGACGTCTTCGAGGCGGGTCACTTGTCCGCCACCCACGCCATCCAGGCGGTGGTCTCCTCGGCGAGGTCTCTGGAGGAGAGGGTGTCGTCCCTGGTGGGGGTGGCCCAGACTCCTCCGTCTTCGTCGTCGATGCGGGTCCAGGCTCGCCCGGCTTCGTCGCGGACGACGGTGCCGTTTGGGAGGGCTCGGAGGTCGTGGGAGTACATGCGGGCCCGCCCGTAGGTGGCGTTGGTGACGGCGCGCAGGATGGATTCGAGGGCGGTGATCTGGTCGGCGTCGGCCTCCTTCTGGCAGAGGTCGGCGAACAGTCTGGAGGCGTTGTTGGCGGCGGTCTGCCACTGGTCGCGGTAGAGGTTCACCTGGGTCTTGAGCGTGTCGATGGTGTCGCGCTGTTCGCGGACGGTGGCGGCGAGGGCCTGCTCGCTGAGGGTGGGCTCCGTGGCCTCGGTGGCCTGCTTGCGCTTGGGGTGAAGGTTGACCTTCATTTTTCATGGTCCTTTGATCTGGGGATTGGGTGGGTTGGGTTGGGGTGCCCGCGTTACCCATATGGATAACCTAGTGCTCCATATGGAGAACGTGCAAGCCAGAAGCGCCCCAGTTACCGAATCGTGATGACAGGGGTGCGGAAGCACCTAAGGCCCCTCGGGCGACCTCAAAACGGGCGACCCTACGCCGGCATCGGCAAACGGGGGTTAGGCCGCTCTAGGGGGCTTACGCGCACGATTCGGGGCACTCCCGGGGCGACCACCACCCCCAGGGTGCGACGAACGCGCCAGGCGGGCGATCACCTCACGAGCCCGAGCCGCCCCATCACCCGACGACTCAGACGACGGCGCAGCCGTCAACTCAGCCACCGGACGGGCCTGCGGAAGCGCATCAGCCCATGGCACACGCCCCGAACCCAGAGCGTGATCCATCCGAGCCAGCACCTCCGGCAACGGCGTCGCCGGCTCCAGCTCGGCCACCTGCACTGCCTGCGCCAACGATGCCCGCCCGTGCCGGTCCGCGTCCACGTCGGCCGCGCCGTTGCCGATGGCCCGCAGGAAGCCCCGCAGGTACGCCGACTGCTCGAAGCCAGTGCGGCCCTCCGTCGGCAGGCTGTGCCGCTCACGCCAGGCCCGGATCCGCTCGCCACGGACCGCCTTCGCCGCCCGGTTTACGTGCTGCGGCTTCGCCGCCCCGTAGGTCTCCACGTCGCCTGACGCCACGCGCCGCACCGCCTCCGCGAGCACCTCGTCGGTCATGTCCTGGTCGAGGAGCGTCATCCAGGCGCGGATGCGCCGCTTGCCGCCCTCGGCGTCCACGATGCCGGGCAGCATGCCGGCATCCACGAGGATGCCGATCGCCAGGGAAACCCCAGTCGCTGTAGCCATCACAGGCCCTCCTTCGCGAACTGCTCGGCCAGGTCGTAGAACACCTGCCCGCCCTGCGGCCGCCCCTGCGGGCGCTGGGACTGGAGGCGGAGCGTGTCGAACTTCTGGCGGAGCTTGGGGACGCTGAGGACGTTGGCACGCCAGAAGTCGTTGCCCTCGGCCCAGTCGATGATGCGGGTGATCTCTTCGACCGACCTGCCGTCGCGGTCGATCATGAGGCGGGCCTGTGTGCGCCAGGCGGCGGTGACGCGGGGGGCTCGGCCGGTGCGGCGCTGGACGCTCGCGGCCATGGCGTCGCAAACGGCATCGACGTCGGGGCGGTGCTCGGCGATCGGAGTTGGCTCGGGAGTGTCTTCGTCGTCGCGCGCGCATCCTCTCTCCAACGTAGTTGGAGAGAGTTTAGAAGTACGTAGTACTTCTTCTTTCTCTTTCTCTTTCTCTGTATTACCGCTGGTAGTACGACTCGTATCCGGGTCCGTAGTACGAGTCGTATCGCGAGCGGTATCGCGACGCTCCCAGCGGCGGCGGATATTGGCGGAATTACGCGCCCTACGGGCATCCGACTGCTCCTTGGAGTCCTGGTGCTCCAGGAAGTCCCGCAGCACGTAGTCGCCGGCCTCGTTCACCTCCAAAGAGGGGCGATCGGGGTGGTTGGTACGCAACTCCGTAATGGGGTCCGTACTACGACTCGTATCCGGGTCCGTAGTACGAGTCGTATACGAGTCGTATCCCCAACGTCGGTCCGCGTACACCCTCGGGATCACCCCATCGGTCTCCCCGCGCCGGCACCAGAGGATCATCTCCACCAGCGCCCGGAACGCGGCGTCGGACAGGACCACGACCTTCGGGGAGTCTGCGAAGTCCACGGTGATACGCGCCCAGATACGGCGGTCACTGCTGCGCGTCATCGCCGGTCACCTCCCAGTAGGCTTCCAGGGCCACGGGGGCCACACTGTCGTCGGCGTACTCCAGGCCGATCACGGCGTCCTTATGGGGGAGCACCGCCAGCGCGAACGTCATCAGGTCCGAGTGGGAGATCGCGTCATCATCAAGTGAGAGCCGCGCAGTCATTCCGATCATCATTTCCTCCTAGCATTTATTACGGGACTGGTTTGCATGCGCCATGTGAAGGCCGCCCACGCCTCGTCGTCCCACGCCTGCGCGGGGTCGGCGTCGGCGGCTGCGCACGCGGCGGTGGACTCGGCGAGGGCACTCAGGTAGTGCACCCACATGCCCGCGGTCTCGAGCAGGAACAGGGAGCCGGGGGCGCTGGCACCCATGGCCTCCTGAGCCCACTCGTAGAAGTCATCGGCGTAGCAGTCTTCGCTGTAGGGGCCTCGCCACCTTGCGACGTAGCCGGCTACGGCCTCGCAGGGCTGGCACCTCCGCCACTCCCGCACCGTCCCGTCGTCGAACTCCATCAGCCAGATGCACTGCTTCCCCTCGGGGACACGGCGGCCGCACTCATTGCACCGGACACGGCTCAGCGGCCGAGGGGGCCTCTCGTGAATCGTCTCAGTCATGATGCTTCCTCCTGGATCGCCCGCTCCTCGGCCTCCAGCCACTCGGCGATGGTGTAGGAGTCGTCCAGGTATCCCCCGCCGACCGGAGAGACGGTGATGAACACACCCGGCTCGTAGGGGATGGCGTAGTGCTTGGAGGCGTGCCACGTCACGATCCTGCTGTCGTCCTTGAGGACGCCGGGCTGCTTGTAGGGCGCGAGGGCGTCGCCGACGGCGCGGATGAGCTTGTCCAGGTCGGGCTTGACGTGCGGCATGAGTCGCTTCTTGGCGCTCTTGGGGCGACGGAGCATGAAGACGGCGTTGACGACGACAGGGCCGTCGTAGCGGGGCTCCCAGCCGGCTTCTCGGGCGGCCTCCTGGGCGGCGCGCTTGACGCGGGTTCGCCAGGCGGCGAGTTCGGGGCCGCGGTCGTGGGTGACGACCACCCGCTGACCAGACGCGAACGCGCGGGTGGAGCCCTCGGTGATCGGCTCACCGGGAACGAAGAAACTAAACGAGTCCATGGTTAAGTGCCGTTTCTGCTAGATGACTGACTGCGTGTGCTGCCTGCTGGGGGACGACGCCGTTCCCCAGGGCTTTGAGTGCCTGTGACCGTGAGAGCCCAGGCGTGTCCGTGACGTGCCCGGCGGGGAGGCCCATCAACCACTCGACGAACGCCGGGGAGAGGACGTCACCGCCGCGCTGGCCGGTCTCCGTCGGCGGCGGGGCCTCACGCCCCGTCACCTCCTCCCACTGGCGGATCGCCGGCGCGTACTCCAGCCAGGGCGAACGGCCAGGCGGGTGACGGCTGTCTGTAGGTTCATGCCGCCGTCCCCGTGCTCCCCTGGCCCGGTCGCGCAGGACGCGGAGGGTGTCGGCAGAGTCGGGACGCCACGCGAGGACGAAGACCCGCTCCCTGCGGTGCGGGGCTCCGACGTCGGAAGCCCGTAGAGACTCCCACGCTGCGTCATACCCGAGGCCGGCCAGGTCTCCGACCACACGTCCGAGAGCCCGGAGAACAGGTCGGTCTGCCCCCCCCTCCCAGACATCCCGAACCGGGTTCCAGACGGCTATAGGCGGCCGCTGAGCGGGCACCGCTGACGTTCTCCCAGACGACAACACGGGGCTTGATCTCCTCAATGGCGCGGGCCATGGCCTCCCAGATTCCTGAGCGGGTGCCTGGCCTCATCCCGGCACGCTGGCCGGCGTTGGATAGGTCCTGGCAGGGGGTGCCCCCTGCGATGACGTCGACGGGCTCGATGGTTGCCCAGTCGATGCGGGTGATGTCCCCCAGGTTGGGGGCGTCGGGCCAGTGGCTGGCGAGGACCTTGGAGGGGCCGGCGTCGACGTCGGCGACCCACCTGGTGTCGACGTCGGTCAGGAGCCCCAGGCCGAGGCCGAGGCCGCCATAGCCCGCGCAGATTTCTCCGAGCTTGATGGTCATGCCGTCTTCCCCTGCTGCTTGCGGCACCAGGCCCAGAGCCCGCCGTGGGGTTCGGCTGCCTGTTTGCAGGCGTCGCAGGTGACCTGCTCGTAGCGCATTGCGTAGACGTCGCCGCGGTCGTGTGGTTGGCGTAGGAGGGTGAGGAGGTCGGCCCCGCAGGCCAGGCCCATGTTCGGCATGAGCGCGTGGACCATGGTCGGCGGGGCTGGCTCTAGGAGGTCGAGGAGGCTGGGCTGCATCATGGCTCAGAAGAGGGGGATGGTTTCCATGGCCTCGTCGCCGTCGCCGGGGGCCTGGTGGGCGGTGGCGCAGTCGGGGCAGGTGAGTGGGTTGGTGAGGTCGGCTTCCTCGATGGGCTTGCTGCGCAGGGCGAGCTTGGACTCGCTCTCGACCATGGCGGAGCCTTCGCAGATGCGGGTGACCGTGTAGTAGCGCTGGCCGAGGATGACGGCGGCCTGCTCGACGTCGACGATGTGGTGGCGGATCGCCCCAAGGAAGAGGACCCGGCTCACGGCTCCTCCTCCTGCCAGAGGCCGCGCTCGGCAGCCAGCGCCGCACACACGGCCTCGAAGGCGAGGTGGCTGAGGGAGGTCTGCTGCTCCATCAGGGCGTCCCAGTTGGTGGTGGAGACTTTGATGGGCCACCAGTCGGCCACGTAGCCGAGGGACACGATGAGGTTCTGCACCCGGACGTTGGTGTCTGCCGTCAGGTCCAGGTGGTTCAGGTTCTCGTCGGTAAAGCTCCAGCCGAAGACAGCGCAGTCCTCGATGATGTAGTTGAGAGCTTCAGGAGTGGTCCACCCAGTGCCGTTGAGGCCCTGGAGGCACTTGGCGGCGACGACTAGGGAGGCCATGACTATCTCTTGGGTGCGGCGCTCGTTGACACTCCCGTCGATCTGACTCCAAGCGGCCTTCGCGATGAAGCCGCACAGTTCGCCGACCTTCAGGGTGAGGGTCGAGATCTGCTCGCCTGGGATCGGGGCGTCGTTCAGTGACCCCTTGTGCTTCTCCATGTTGGCCTTGACGCGCACGGCCCGCTTGAGCATGGCCTCGAAGTCGGCGCGGCGCTGTTCCATCGTCAGGGCGGTCATGCTGCGGCCCCCTGGGTGATGGTGTAGCGGCCGGTGAGGAACCCGTCGATGAGGTCGGCTTGGCCGGCTGCGGTGATCTTGGGGGTGGTCTTCTCTTCGCTGCCGTGGTTCGTGGTGATGAGGGTGACTGAGGCGCGCAGGAAGCCCTTGTCGAGCGCCCATTGGGTGGGGGCGTTCCAGAGGCGCCCGCGGTTGCGGCACAGCCACCCGTGGTCACGGAGCCAGGTGAACAGACCGGGTTGGGAGATGCGGACGCCTTCGGCGGTGATGGCGGCGGCGACCTGTTTCACGAGGAGGTCCCCGTCTGAGGCGGCCAGTGTCCGCCCGAATCGGGTCATGGGGGCGTCCTCGGCGACTTTCGCTTCAAGCTCGGCGCGTGCGGCGCGCTCGTTCTTCAGGTCGGTGGCGAGGCGGATGAGGAGGTCGGGGTCGGTGAGGACTTTCTCCAGGGTGTCGGGGGTCATGTAGGCCCCGTGCTTGCGGATGCTGGGGAGGACCTCTGTGGTGACCCACTCCTGGAACTGGACGGCTTCGGGCTTGTCTGACCTAAGCACTACTGAGTACATGCCAGCCTCGGTGACTACCGTCACCTTCTGTCGTCCGCCAGGGGTATCGATCTGATCGACCCCCTTCATTGTTTCCGAGAGGCGGCGGGAAACATCGGACGGGTTGCCGATATCGAGGACCTTGCAGAGGTCGGTGAGGACGAAGCGGGGTTCGCCGTCGGGGCCGGTGAGGGTGCGGACGGCGTGCCCCTGGTAGTCGAATGGGGTGATGGCGGTGGTCATGCTGCTTTGGCTTCCTGGTCGTTGTGGTGGGGGTGCTGGGGTTGCTGGAGGGCGCGCGCCTCGGCGTCGGTGGCGTAGCGGGCGCGGATGGTGAGCGTCATGATCGGCTGGGCTCCGTGCTGGATTGAGGCCCTGGGGTCGGAGAGGAGGACCATGCCGAGCGTCCTGAGGAGGTCCATGAGGTCTGCGGTGGCTTCGCCGCGCTGGTGAACCACGGGCACGTCGGGGAGCATCCGCCACAGGTAGCGGTACTCATTGCCGCCCATGGGGGTGATCTTGGTGATCGGGGAGATGGTCACGGGAGGCTCCTTTCAGGCTTCGGGGAGGCGGTCGATCCACGCCTCCAGGTCGTCCTTGCGGATGATGTACTTGGTGCCGGCCAGTCGGGCGGGCAGGTGCTGGTCGGGGTCGGTGGCCTTGACGGCCTTGCGGAGGAAGTCAACGGACAGGCCGGTGACTGCGGCGGCTCCGCTGAGGGTGTAGGTGAGGACGACGGTCATCGGCGGGGCTCCTTCTCGGCGCGGATGGTGTGGGTGACGGTGGCTGCGGTGAGGGCGGCTGCGAGGAGGAGGACGCCCGTGTGGTGGCCGAGCGCGACGCTGAGGGCAAGCTCGGTGAGGATGGCGACGACAGCGAGGGCTGCGAGCGTGTAGGTGGTCATGCCGCGGCCGCCTCGACGTTGAGGGGGAAGTCGGAGTGCTCGTCGTAGCCGCCCCAAGCGGAGGTGATGAGCCAGCGGCCGACTTTGCGGACTGCCGTGCGCGAGCATGCGTAGTCCACAGGGAGCATGGGGTCGAAGTGCTCGTGGAGAGTGTGGAGCCCGAGGAGGTCACAGAGGGCTTCGCGTGCGCCGTCGTAGGCGTAGAGGGCAATGTCAAAGCGCCCCTCGGGGAGGGCGTGCACGTGGTAGTGGGAGATGTCGATGCAGTTGCGCTCGGCCTCGGCGATGAGGGCGTTCACGAGGGGGAGTGCTTCGCTGATGGGGCGCTGTGTGGTGGGGTTGCACATGGGATGTTCCTAGAGATGGTGGGGTGTGGGGTGGGGGTTACTTGGTGGCCTGTTTGAGCAGGTCGTTGGGGGTTGTGTTGAGGGCTCCGGCGAGGCGTTCGGTTTCGTCGATGGTGAGTCCGTGGCCGGCGTTGTGGAGTCGTCTGTAGAGGGTTGGATAGGGGATGCCGGTCTTTCGGCTGGTTTCGGAAACCGAGAGGTTGGATTCCTGGAGTTGTCGGTTCAGGACCTCCGCGAGGCGGGCGGTCATCGGTGCGTTACCCAT